TACTTTGTGAACACCCGCGAAATTACTTGGTTTTCTGGTGCTACTCTAGAACTCTAGAAAGGCCCAAGAATGAAAATCGAAACCCTACAAATCAAAGACCTAACGCCCGACCCGGCTAACGCTAGGCAACACGACGAAAAGAATCTAAAAGCGATTCAAGGTTCGCTGAATCAGTTCGGGCAGCGCAAGCCGATCGTCATAACCGAAGCGGGCGTAATCGTTGCGGGGAACGGAACCGTTGAAGCGGCGAAGCGTTTGGGCTGGTTGAAGATTGACGCCGTTCGAGTCCCGGGCGATTGGACACCGGAGCAGACCAAAGCGTTCGCACTAGCCGACAACCGGACTGCCGAACTAGCGGCGTGGAACACCGAAACCCTAACTGCTCAATTACAAGAACTAGAAGAAAAAGGTTGGGAGATTGCGGACTTCGGATTCGAAGCTCTAGAGTTCCCGGGCGAAGACAAACCCATAATCGAGGACGAAGTTCCAGAATCCGCACCGCAGCGAAGTTCACTAGGGGACGTTTGGCAACTAGGCAACCATAGGCTTATGTGTGGGGATTCAACTGACAAGAATTCAGTTGCTAAGTTATTAGACGGAAATACAACCAACATTACATTTCAATCACCGCCATATAACGCAAACAAAAATTCTCATTTAAATGGTGCTGTCAATGGTTTTGAAAATAAATATCAAAATAGTTCTGACGAATTAAGTGATGATGATTTTTTACAATTACTTATTAAAACAACAGAAAACGCAATAGAAATAAGTGACTACTGCTTTGTGAATTTACAGCTATTGACGCACAATAGAAAGCCTCTTATCAAATTTCAAAATCATTTTGTTGATTATTTGAAAGACATTTTAATTTGGAATAAATCAACCTGCCCACCCAATATAGTCAAAGGTGCTTTTAATACTAAATGGGAATATGTTTTAGCATTCTCAAATGACAACAAAACAAGAGGATTCCCAACTCAATGGCAGGGCAAGTATCCAAATGTTATCGAAACAGAAAACAATTCAAATAATGAAAATGCGAAAATACATAAAGCAGGATTTCCATTGGCATTTCCAAAGTGGATTATTGAAAAATTGGATTTTGTTGAATCAGTAACAGATTTATTTGGTGGTACTGGTACGACGCTGATTGCTTGTGAACAATTAAACAAGCGGTGTTTTACAATGGAACTCGACCCTAAGTATTGCGACATCATTCTTACGCGCTGGGAGAATCTGACCGGGCAAAAAGCAGAATTACTTTCCAAGACCCTCTAGGGGATTGGGAGAAATCCTAAAAAATTTTTAAGATTGCGGAGAAAGCCTAATGCCAGCGGGACGACCTACTAAACCAGCAGAGATAAAGCGACTGACTGGCAACCCCGGGAAGCGCGCCCTGCCCGAGCAATCGGCAATAATGCTTATACCGCAAGCAAGGCAAACTCCAGAACCCGCTAGACCACTTCTAAAATACGGGCAAGAATTATGGAATCGGGTTTGGGAATCTGGCATAAATTGGATAAGCCCGAACACCGATCTAGAGCTTTTACTTATGACCTGCGAAATGATAGACGAACGCTGGAATCTTCGAGTGCGTGTAATGACCGACAACAACCCGAAAGACCGCCGCGGACTCCGAGAGATTGACCGCCAGATAGTTTCGAATCTAGGGCTTCTTGGATTCACTCCGTCCGACCGCTCCCGTTTAGGCGTAGCAGAAGTAAAGAAAATGAGCAAGCTAGAAGAACTAATGGCGAAGAAAGCTAACCGTGAATAGTTGGCCCCCGCTATGGCTAACTCCAGTTCCGCAAGAAGCTATCGAACAAGGCGACGGAGAAATAGTAATTGAGTTCTCGGAAACCTTTGGGACAATCGGTAAGGACGGAATCGCTGGAAAGGTTGGCGAAGCTCTAAAGCTTCGACCGTGGCAGAAAGAACTTATTCGGCACGTCTACGCCCGAGATGAACAAGGCGGGCTAGTAGCAAGAACGGTCTTGATCGGAGAACCGAGGAAAAATGGCAAGAGCGCACTCTCCGCTATCAGCTTCGGACTCTATTCCCTACTAGCTGAAGGCGTAGACGGTGGGGAAGTTTATTCAATTGCTGCGGAAAAAGAACAAGCCCGAATCGTATTCGGTGAAGCTAAAAGAATCGTTGAATCCACGGAGCTTTCCGAAATGGTCAAGGTCTACCGCGACGCACTATTTGTTCCGGCAACTAACTCCGTCTATCGTGTTCTTTCCGCTGAGAGTTTTTCCAAAGAAGGATACAATCCGCACCGCGTAATCGCAGACGAATTACACGCGCACAAAGACCGCTCACTCTTTGACGTTATGAGTTTGGCTATGGGAAACCGTGGAAGTATTGCGCAACTAATTGCAATCACAACAGCGGGAGTAAAAAAAGATATGACCGGGCAGGATTCAATCGCATATAACTTGTTTCAGTATGGTCAGAAAGTTTCGCGCGCAGAAGTTATCGACCCGTCTTTCTTTATGGCTTGGTGGGCAGCACCGGACGAAGCCGATCACCGCGACCCGAAGGTATGGGAGAAAGCCAACCCGGGTTTCGACGACTTGGTAGATTCGGCAGACTTTGAAAGCGCAATAAGAAGAACACCCGAAGCGGAGTTCCGAACTAAACGTTTGAACCAATGGGTAAGCTCTCAGACCGCTTGGCTCCCGGCTGGAAGTTGGGACGAACTAAAGTCTGAGCGGCAACCTAGCCCGGACGACGAAATCATTCTTGGCTTTGACGGCTCATTCTCCGGGGACTGTACCGTTCTTGTTGCTTGCGTCATTCCAAAGACCGAAGAAGAAAAACCTTTGCTTTGGCTAGTCAAGGAATGGGAGAAAGACCTAACAATCCACGACGACCAATGGCGCGTAGATATTCAAGAAGTCGAGGAAACAATTATGAACTTCGTCCGAGATTACCCGAAGACTAGGGAAGTAGCTTGCGACCCTTTCCGCTGGCAACGATCTATGGAAGTTCTAGCAGACCGGGGAATCCCTATTGTCGAATGGCCTTCCACTTCCCCGAAGCGAATGGTTCAAGCTTGCGCTAAATTCTATGACGCCGTAACGGGTGGCAAGATGGAACACGACGGAAGCCCCGTTCTAGCCCGACACCTAGACAACGCCGTTACCAAAATTGACAACTTGGGAATCCGAATTGTAAAAGAAAACCGTAATTCACCGCGCAAGATTGACGCAGCGGTAGCTGCCGTTATTGCCTTTGATAGAGCCGTAAGTAGTAGAATGGAAGAAATGGTTCCCGACTTCTTTTTCTAAGGGTGAATAATGGCAACAGTAATTCAAATAATCGGAGCCGTGCTAGTAGTTGCGGGTATTGCTTTTCTCTCTCTCCCCGTTGCTCTTATTGTCGCTGGAACGGCGGCGGTTTTATTTGGAATTGCTATGGAGCGTAACTAATGTTGAATAACCTTTTTGAGAAAAGGGCAATAAGCTTTCAAACCCTATGGGGAGCCGGGGACGATCTAGCAGACCTGAATCAGTCTGGAACGGTTATCAATTCAGAAACAGCGTTCAAGATTACAGCTATTTGGTCTGCGGTATCTCTAATCTCAGACACAATCTCGACCCTACCCCTAGACGCCTACATTCGACGCGACGGAGCTAGAGGGCCATTCCGTCCTAAGCCAGCTTGGGTTTCTAAGCCAGACCTAGACCAGCAGCCTTCCGCATTCTGGCAATCGGTTATAGTTTCGCTTCTTATTGACGGCAACGCTTTTATTCGTGTCTTCCGCTCTGGCGGTCAGGTTGTAAACCTAGTCCCGCTAAACCCGCACAAAGTCCAGATAAGACGCAACGGTATCGGACGTGTAATGTTCGAAGTTCAAGGAGAGAAAACCCTTCTTAGCTCCGAGGACGTCATCTTTATCGCTGATCTTGTTCGCCCGGGTGAAATTCGCGGAATGGCTAGAGTCGAAGCTCTCAAAGATAACTTCGGTTTGTCTATGGCCTTGGAATCTTACGCAGCTCGATTCTTTAGCAACAGCGCAACCCCGCAGGGAATTATTACTTTTCCGGGAAACCTAAACAGCGAACAAGCCGAAAATCTTCGCCGTGGGTTTGACTCAGCTCACCGTGGACTACGGCGTTCGCACAAGACCGGAGTTCTTTCCGGTGGCGCGGAATGGAAACCAACTGCCGTAGACCCTGAGAATTCTCAGCTAGAAACTTCGCGTCGCCTATCAGTCGAAGACGTAGCCCGAGCATTCAATATTCCAAACCATATGCTAGGCGTTCAAGGCTCAACCGCTTACGCAAGCGTGGAACAAGACTCCATATTTTTCGTTCAACATACACTTCGCCCAATTGTAACCAAGCTAGAGGTAGCATTCAGCCCGCTTCTATCCGAAGTCCCGGGCGGAGAGAACGCATTCCTTAAGTTCAATCTAGATGGACTTCTTCGCGGTGATTCTCAGGCCCGAGCTAATTCTTACTCAATCGGACTTCAGGCGGGCTACTACACCGTGAACGATATCCGCAGATTCGAAGACCTAACTCCAATGAGCGACACCGTAGCAGATCAAGTTCGCGTTCCACTAGCTAACGTTTCGATTGACGATTCTCGAATTGCTACCGAGGACAAGAAGGTGGCTATGGCTCAGAAGCTAGTTCTTGCAGGATACGAACCAAAGGCAGTTCTCGCAGCTCTAGGGCTTCCAGCTATCCCGCATACCGGAGTTCCAAGCACACAGCTTCAGCCAGTCGCGCAGCTCGACCCGGCTAACCCTGAAGGCGTTTACGAGGTTCAGTAATGCCTATTAGTACAGGTCAAACTACGGTCGGCACAACGAGGATACAAATTGACGGAACTTCGGTAAGCGACTTCAAAATTGTTTTACATAATTCGGGAACCAACTCAGTTTATCTTGGCAACGAAACAGTCACCGAAGATACCGGGTTCAATCTTCACGCAAATTCTACCGTCATTTTAGAGCTAGCTCCATTGACTAATCTTTTTGCTGTATCTCGCTCGGGCAATCACGAAATTAGCTGGATGAGGATAACTTAGAAATGCCATATTACATAACCGACAAATCCGCAGACTGCCCTAATTGGGCGGTAGTAAAAGAAGACGGCGAACTAATTGCTTGCCACGAAACTAAAGAATCTGCTATCAACCAAGCTATCGCGATTAGCCTTGCCGAAGAAACCGAATTCGTTGGAGAACGCGCAGCCGTCGGAGAGCTAAAAATTGGCGATTGGGTAACTTGGAACATTAGAAACCCGAAGGTTCTTGCGCAGATCGTACTCATAGAAGGCGAACTAGCCGGGCTAGAAGTTTACGAATTAGAAGACGAAGTTTACCATTCCACTAGCCGTCTAATGATTATGAACGTCTTCAAGCTTCAGCGAATCCAAATGCCGGAAAAAATCTCAGCGGAAGTAGAAGACGCAGAAGAACAAGATTTAGAAGACGAAGGCGAAGAAAATCTGCCAGACAATTATCGTCCGGCACTAGCTCCAGACGTTCCAGAAGGTCGAGCTTGCGGAAATTGTTTTTTCTTCAACGAAGCCCGACTAAACGACGACGGGGATAAGGCGTGGTGCGAGCGTTGGGACGCATTCGTAGACGGCGGATATTACTGTAATGCTTGGCAACCTAACGAAGAAGATAGGGCAGCGCCCGACGCATTAGAAGTTGGAGATTCAGTTTCTTGGAATTCTTCTGGCGGAAGAGCGCGTGGAGTAATTGAAAGAATCGAACGGGACGGAACTATAAATGTTCCAAACAGCGACTTTACAATTTCTGGAACCGAAGACGACCCTGCGGCTTTGATTCGCGTTTACCGTCCGGGCGCTGAAGGACTAGAAGCTACCGAAACTTTAGTTGCGCATAAATTTAGCACTCTAACAAAGATTCAAGAGCTAGACGAAAACCGCGCGGTAAACCTAACAGCTCCGGCTTATATGAGAGCAGCGGCCCGCCGTGGACTTGAATACTACGCAGAAAATTTAGCTGGTGACGGTCTAGTAGATCGAACCGTGAGAGAAGCTCGCGCTATGGCAGAAGGAAACGTCACCGCTGATAAATGGGTAAGAATTGCCGCGTGGATTGCTAGACACTTAGGCGATCTAGATTCTCCAGACGCAAATCCTTCTTCTGAAAACTATCCTTCCGCTGGAGTTGTTGCTCACCTTCTTTGGGGAAGTGGCCCTAGCAAAGCTTCAGCTAATCGCACTATGAAATATGCGCAAGGCGTCGTTGCTAGACTAGAGGAAGAAAATCGCGCAACCATAAGTCAGGAAAGCGAACAAATGGCAAAGATTGAAAAGCGGACTAACGAAGTTAAGTTCGAACTAAGAGCGGTCGAAGGTGGCGACGGTATGACTTTTACCGGATACGCCGCAGTCTTCAACTCCCCTAGCGAACCCCTACCGTTTATCGAAAGAATCGCTCCGGGCGCATTCAAGCGTTCACTAAAGGCACGCAACGATATCAAGCTTCTATACAACCACGACACCGGAGCCGTTCTTGGTTCTACCCGGGCTGGAACCCTAAAGCTGGAAGAAGACAACTACGGACTTCGCGTTACCGCCGTGTTACCTGAAACGACTCTCGGAAAAGACGTTCGCACACTTGTTCAGCGTGGCGACGTATCGGCTATGAGTTTTGGATTCTCAGTTCCAGCTAACGGCGATTCTTGGAACACCGACGGAACCGAAAGAACTCTAAAGAGCGTAAGGATTCACGAAGTTTCAATTGTGGCATTCCCGGCTTATTCTCAGACCGCTGGAACCGCAGCCGTCCGTTCATTCGACGGAGTGGCAAAGCGCGCAGAAGTGGACGCAGATCAACTGGCAGACGCTATGCTGGCAATCGAAGACGGCAAGGACTTATCTCTAGAGCAGTCCGAGCTTCTAACTAAGGTAATCCAGCGACTAACCCCGCAGGAAGAAGCCGAAGCTGAAGCTAACTCCGAAGAGCTAACCGCGCTGGAACTAAAGAAGAAGAAATTCGAACTCCTAATGAAGAGGCTATAAATGGCAAGCAAGGACGCAATCAAAGAAGCAATTCTAAAATCTTCGGGTAATCCAGAATATGGAATAGTTGTTGATAATGTAGAAGCTTGGGCGCAAGCAATCTGGGAGCTGGACAACGAAGCTCCAGCTAAAGAAATTCGCGTCACAGAAGCTAAAGAAACCCGCTAAGGGTTCGTCGGGTTTATCCCCTTTCTCCCGACCGCAACGCCCGCCGTATTCCTTTCCGGCGGGCGTTGTCTTTTACCCGGATTAGTAGAATAGAAGTTATGGGTTGAGTCAGCTCCCCAAAATACCGTCCGAGTTAGCACGGCGGAAATCCCAAATAAAAAAATCAAACAAGGAGTAACAACTATGTCAGACTTTCTGAAGTCACAGGTTGAAGCCCGCAACAACCTAATCGAGCAGGCCCGAACAGTAATCGAGTCAGCCGAAGCGGACAAGCGCGGACTAACCGTAGATGACCAAGCAACAATCGAGCGTATTGAGAACGAAATTTCTCAGCGCGACGCAGCTATCGACACCGCAAAGAAGATGGAAGAGCGTGAGGCCCGCGCAGTAGACGCAGCTCGCAACTCTTTCATTCCTTCTAACGAAGTTCGTGGCGACGCAGATATCCTACGCGCAATCGCAAGTGGAGAAATGCGTTCACACACATTCGCACCAGAGAAGAGAACACTTGTTCCTTCAGACAACTTAGTTCCACGCTCTTTCTACGACCAGCTTTTCGCCGTGGCCAGACAATCCGGACCTATGCTTTCTGTTGCTCAGGTAATAAACACTTCGGGCGGCGACCAGCTAACAATCCCAACCTTGACCGCGTACTCAACCGCGACAATCAAGGGTGCGGGTTCAGCTATCTCAGAATCAGAGCCGACCTTCAGCTCAATCACACTATCCGCATTCAAGTATTCCTTCCTTGTACCAGTGGCAAACGAACTTCTAGCCGACTCTTCGCTGGATATTTCTGCGCTAATCGCTGAGCAGGCTGGAAACGCAATCGGTTTCGGAGTAAACACCGGACTAACTACTGGAACTGGAACACTAGAGCCAACTGGTATCTTCACAACTGGAGCTTCTGCGGTAACTGGTGGAACCGGAGTATCGGGCGCACCGACCTACGAAAACCTAGTGGACTTGCTTTACACACTAGACGGACAGGCACGTTTGCTACCGGGTGTCGGTTGGTTGATGAACAAGACTGGTCTAGCAGCAGTTCGCAAGATCAAGGACGGCAACGGAGCGTTTATCTGGTCAGCCGGAAATATCGCACAGGGTCAGCCAGACCAGCTACTCGGATATCCTGTATACGAGAACCCAGCCTGCAGCAACGTGGCCGTGAACAACTTCTCAATCGGAGTAGGACACTTGCCGTCGCTTAAGGCCCGCGTAGCTGGAGGAATCCAAGTTGCTCAGTCCGCAGATTACGCATTCAATCAGGACGTAACCACGTTCCGCGTAACTACTCGCGTGGATTCAAAATTGACACACGCAAGCCACTTCGTGAAATTCCGCGGAGGCGCAAGCTAAGCCATAAGCATTAGCTAACAGACTGGAAAGGTCGCCGGACGGTAGGGTTTCGGCGGCCTTTCCTTTTGTCTTTTTTGGGTGATAATGTTTTTGCTATGAAACCTACCAAATCTAAAAATCCCGCACGTGAAAAACTTCGCGGAAGTGTCAGCGTCTATTCAAATTCGCCCGATCAGCCGACTGGCTATGGGCAGCAAGCCCGCTACCTTGTAGACCGACTAAAGCGCGACGGCTTGGACGTAGCAGCGTTGTCGAACTACGGACTTGAAGGTATCAAGCGTGAACTAGATACCCCTTACGGAAAAATTCCACACTTCGCCCGGGGCTTCGATATGTATTCGAACGATTCAGCGCCCGTAGATCACAAGACTTTTTCAGCTTCAAAGCCAAACCAGCCAAACGCTATGATTACCCTTTACGACGTTTGGGTTCTAACAAACCCCAGCTTCAATGACTTCGACGTTCTAGCGTGGACACCGCTCGACCACATAACACTACCGCCGAGAGTCGAAGCATTCCTAACAAAGAAAAACGTTACCCCGGTTGCTATGGCTCCGCACGGAGTCAGGCAGTTGGAAGCTAAGGGAATTGAATGCCGATACGCACCGCACGGAATAGACACTAAAGTTCTAAAGCCTACCTATGAAATAAACGGGCAGTCGGTAGAAGAACATATGGGAACTAAAGACCGATTCGTTGTAGGAATGGTGGCCGCAAATAAAAGCTCGGGCCTAGTTCACCGAAAAGCTTTCTCAGAAAATTTACTTGCGTTCTCAATCTTCCAGAAGAAGCACCCGGACGTAATGCTCTATCTTCACACCGATCCAGTTTCTAAAGGTATCGGCTGGAATCTAGTTTCGCTTCTTCAAAGCTTGGGCGTAGATAAAAACGACGTCGCCTTTCCGAATCCGTTTAGTTATCGCTATGGAATCTCGCAGGAAACTCTAGCCGGATACTATACGGGAATGGACGTTCTTCTTGCTACTTCTTACGGAGAGGGCTTCGGAGTCCCGTCCGTTGAAGCGCAAGCTTGCGGAACTCGGGTAATCGGTTCTTCTTGGGCAGCTACGCCAGACCTTCTTTCTGAAGATTCTTTTCTAGTAGAGGGTCAGCCTTCTTGGGATTCAGGGCAGGACGCGTGGTGGCAAATCCCGAACGTGCCTTCTATCGTTGCCGCGCTCGAAGAAGCTTACAAGCTTGGCAAGGGACGTTCGCAAGTAGCTATTGACTTCGCCGCAGACTTTGACGTGGATAAGGTTTGGAGCAAATATTGGTTGCCGATTCTTCGGGAGAAATTCGCCTAATGATTCCCGTTCTAGGCTTCGCCGTTTACAGTCAGTTTGACAAAGCGGACAGACTTCTAGCTTCGATAGATTACCCGGTTAGGCACTTGGTAATTATTGACAACTCTCAAACCCAAAACTGGGAACCTAATAAGCCAGAATCAGTAGAGTTCTTCTTCGTCTTGCGAATGCCTTATGGGATAGGTTTAGTTGGAGCTTGGAACCTAGTGATCAAGACGACGCCTTACGCTCCTTTCTGGGTTTTGATAAATGACGACGCTTGGTTCGAACCCGGAGCGTTAGAAATAATCGCAGAACAAGCCGACCCGGACGCTCTAAATTTCGTCGATATCATTCCGCAATGGTCTTGTCTAGTATTTGGAGAAGGCGCAATTGCTAAAGCTGGACTCTATGACGAACGCTTCTATCCGCTCTACTTTGACGATAACGACCTTCACCGCAGAATG